TAATGGACATCGCGCCCCTGACAAGAATGGAGATCAAATATCTCCTAGAGAAAAACGGGTATCCCGTTGACAACCCTGTCCTGTTTGAGCAGATAATGAAGCTCATAAGGATAATAGAGCGTGACGGCTATGGATTTAGCTTTTCTGAAATAGACAATGAAAACTCAATAGTGAGCCAAAGATGACTTTTACAGCAGAGAAATTACCCAGGGGCAGACCAACCAGCTACCTAGAAGAATATGTTGAACAAGCATTTGACTACGCTGATGGCGGATGGATGGAACTTGGAGATGCTATTCCTACACTAGATAGGCTTGCCATCCTGTTAGGCACGAATGTAAGCACTATGAGTGATTGGGCAAACAAACACGATGATTTTTCTTCAGCATTAGAGAGAGTCAAAACCCAGCAGAAGCTGGCACTTATGAATGGCTCCCTGAACGGCGAGTATAACGCCCAGATAGCCAAGATGTTGTTTAGTGCTAATCATGGTATGTCTGAGAAAACCGAGCAGCATATGACATCTGATGGCTCTCTAGCACCAACTCATGTTGTACTACAGGGAGTGGCGGCTCATTACGAAGATGACGATACAGAACTCGGCATCCATTAACCTACCTGATAAGCTCAGACCTGTATTTGAAGGCGATGCTAGGTATCGAGCAAGCTTTGGCGGAAGGGGATCAGGCAAGACAAGAACCTTTGCCTTAATGACTGCGGTCCGAGGATATCAGTGTGGTAAGGCTGGCAAGGAAGGCATTATCCTTTGCGCCAGGGAGCATCTCAACTCGCTAGACGAATCATCGCTAGAAGAAGTCAAGGCTGCCATATCTTCTGTTGACTGGCTGAAGAATTACTATGAGGTTGGCGAAAGATATATCCGCAGCAAAGATGGCAGAATCAACTACTCATTCGCTGGTCTTAGACGCAATGTTGACTCACTCAAGAGCCGCAGCAGGATATTGATATGCTGGGTTGACGAAGCTGAGAATGTATCTGAATCGGCTTGGCAGAAGCTAATTCCCACAGTTAGACAGCAAGATTCTGAAATATGGGTCACGTGGAATCCAGAGAGTAAACAGTCAGCAACTCACAGGCGTTTCAGAGAAACTCCGCCAGACGATATGAAGTGTGCTGAGATGAATTGGAGAGATAACCCTTGGTTCCCTTCAGTGTTACAGCAAGCTCGCTTGGAAGACAAAGAGAAACGACCAGACATCTATCCTCACGTTTGGGAAGGTGACTTCAGGATACACGTTGAGGGCAGCTACTACGCCACCGAGATGCTTAGAGCGCAGTCAGAAGGCAGGATATGTGCTGTACCTTATGATCGAAATGCTGCTGTCGTTACAGCCTGGGACTTGGGTATGGCAGACACTACAAGCATCTGGTTTGCCCAGTATGTCGGCAAAGAGATACGCATCATCGATTACTATGAGAACTCAGGAATGGCTTTGGATCACTATACCAGGGTGCTGGCTGATAAAGGCTATGCTTATGACCAACACATCCTTCCACATGATGTTAGGGTCAAAGAGCTTGGCACTGGACTTAGCCGATATGAGGTCCTACAGAATCTTGGCCTTTCCAATGTAACCATCTGCCCAATGGTATCTGTCGAGGATGGTATACAGCAGGTCCGATCTCAGCTTGACCGGTGCTGGTTTGATGAGACTAGATGCGAAAGGGGAGTAGACGCGCTCAGGCAGTATCGAAGGGATTGGGATGACGTAGGCAAGGCTTGGCGAGGCAGACCACTACACGACTGGACCTCACACCCAGCAGACGCTTTCCGCTACCTAGCTGTAGGCTATGCCCCAGCTAAACAATGGGGCGCACCAATCCGCAGACGTATCCAAGGTATTGCATAAATAATCAACAAAAGTGTTGACATCATAGCTCAGTCTGGTAATATGTCTCCATGGTCAGCGAGGTGCTGGCCCTTACTTGGAGATAAAGATAATGAGTACGAGAGCAACATATCAATTCAAAAACAACTATTTAGGGGCAGACACAACTGTTTATATCCATCATGATGGCTATCCTAGAGGCGCGGCCATCTACTTTAAAGATGCTGCTGAATCTGGTCGCAAAGGAGTTGAAGGCTTTATTGCCGCCAATGAAGGTGCGCACATTACCGAAAGACACGAAATTCATGGAGATACTGAATTCCGTTACACTGTTGAAATAAATCAGTTAACAGCAACTCACAGAGTCAATTTCAGCGATGAGTGGGAGGAAATATTCAAAGGGACTATTGATGAGTTTATTGATAAGTTCCACACTCAACCACAGAGGGTTTAAAAGATGAAATATAAAGTTAAAATCTATGTTAGGCCTAAATCTTGGGATGCTTACATTTTAGCAGACGATGGCATTAGCGCAGTGATGAAAGTACCAGTAAACAAGAACACCATGGACGAGAATATTTATCTCGCTGGGTGGGAAGCATACACAGATAAATGGAAAGAAAATAAAGATGCACAAGTTCAGGTCCATCATTTAAACTAAAACATTAAGCCCCTTCGGGGGCTTTTTTGTGCGCGTAAGAAAATCACATAATTATGCTATAATCCAGCTATGTGATCTATGAGGCGAAAGATGGCTGAGGGAATACTTGAAAGACTACTGCCAAGGCGCAGACGAACACCAGAGCAACATGCTCAGGACCTTGAAGCTATGAGAAGGGCAGGCATTCCCACAGAGATGCCATTTACAGGACCTCAAGCAGCTTACTTTGGCGCACAGATGGCTCCAGGTGCTGGCGCACTTGATGCTGGCGGATATATGCCTTCTATGCCATCTAGGGAGCAGGGTCTGCTAGATACTGCTGTACAAGGCCGGTTCAATCCAAGCATCCGCCAGAATATTAGACAAGGCAATTACTTCGATGCAGCCTTGCAAGGGCTTGGCTTATTAGGCGATGGAGCATACGTAATACCATTAGCTGGACCAATTGTTGCCGGCGCATTGAAGGCCCCTAGAGCTATTCAAGCGACTGCAAGGGCTGCAAGGGCTGCAAGTGATCTTTCAGATATCCCCAGAGGGGCGGTAAACATAACCACTCCAAGGGTTACAGATGCAGCAGCAAGGGTTAGCACTACTGGAAAATATATAGGCGCACCAGGAGGAATTGACTCACCACAAAAATTAGGCGGATTAAGGCAAAGCCTTCGCCAAGCTGTTGAGGATGGAATTCCAGGCAGAGATTGGTATCAGCGTTCATCAGAGGCTGCTTCAATGTTAACAGGCAACAGGCCTGGATATAAACAGCTATACACAGGAAATCTTGCTGCAACTTCTCAAGGTGCTTCTGTAGCATCTAATCAGGGATTTGCTGTTAAAGGTTACAACCAAGCTTTAACTGGACAAGACATTGATACTGGCAGATTCCCAAGTGCCGTCAGGGCTGTTATTGAACCATTGTCAAGAGGCGAGGATATAACGCTCGGACCTAAACTTGGTCCATTCTACCAGGCAACCAATGTATCCCCTGGAGAAGCTGTTGCTAGACCAACAAATGATATCTGGATGGCTAGGGCTTTTAATTACAGAACTCCTGATGGAGATGTTTGGGAGGCTGGACTAAGTGAGGCTCAACATAGATTCATGGATTCTGAAATAGCTAATGCTGTTCGGTGGGCTAATGAAAACAAAATAGGTGGATATGATGATTGGACTCCTGAAAAGGTCCAGGCATCAATTTGGGTGTCAGAAAAATCAAAAGCAGAGAACATTCCTGTTAGTGAAGCGGCGCAAGATTTTGCAGATAATTTAAACAGGCTTACAGCAAACATAAACGTAGAAGCTGAACCAGCCAGGGGGTTGATGCACCTAGCAGGCACTATAAACAATCCAGAATTATCACAAGCTTTATCTGAGGGTCAAAGACGTATTTTAAGCAATCCTATTGGACAAGACATTTTATCTCTTTCAACTGGAGCTTTGACTAGGCCAACAGTTCCTGGATATGGGTACTATAAAGGCGCATCAGCTCCAGCCGATGTTTTAAGAGTTCTTTCTGGGACTGAAACAGGGGCGCAAACAATTGATCCAGCATCACGCCAGCTTGTAGAGGGTGTAGCAGCAGCACAAGGATTATTAAGGGCGCAGGAATCAGTAGGGTATAACTTTGTTAGAGAAGGTGGAAAATTAGCTGAAAGAAATGCCGGCATTGCTGACCTTGGTAATCCTCCAACACAACAGCAAATGCTTGATATAGGCGCAAGGCTAGACTCTGAATTTGGTGGGGCTATAATTCCAACAAACACAGGCAACGGGGTTAATTATCTTGTTGTTGATGATTTATCTGGATGGGCATCTGCTAATAACATAAACGCTAACAATCCGGCAGACTTAGCAAAAGCATGGCAGAAAAGACTTTCTGAAATAAGCAATGAAACATTAGGAGTAAAACCTAAATGGGGCATCAATAGCGGCGATTTAGTTGGTTCGTTTGAAGCATATAAACCAAGTGCATATTTGCCTTATATTGAAAATATGGAAGAAACAGCAAGAGGATTGCTAGATAGGCAGACAAGAATATCAGCCGCCAATTTGGAAAATCTTGATGAGTTATTAATCAAAGACTTCCCAAATGCCGGCCAAAGAAGCGATATTGTAAGAACTACTCGACAAGCTTTAAGTGAGGGCGGTTTTGCAAGAGTTCAAGAGCTTGTTGACGCTGGAGTGCTTCCTGCTCTAGTTCTAGCTCTAGTAGGCGGCGGGCTTCTCTCGAATCAGCAACAATCTGGTCAACCCTCCGCTTGAATCGCCTCATTTTAGCGGCCCATAATTCAGGATGGTCAGTTTTATTTATGTACATAGAATGGTTTCCCTTTAGCGTTATGCAGCAAGTAGGTTATAAATCGCAAAAGTGATTATAGGATAAACAAATGGCAATCACAACATACTCAGAGCTAAAAACATCAATCGCTGACTTCCTGAACAGGGATGACCTGACTTCTGTTATTCCTGACTTTATCTCATTGGCAGAAGCACAGATGCAGCGCGAGAT